CAAACTTACCACCTGTAATCATATTTAAAAAACCACCAGATACAGGGTTGTATCCTTTCATAATACCTGAGGCTATTGAACCAGTGCTTGTTAGTCCTTCATATGGACGATAAAAATTTCGTATACCCACTGCTCTAGGATCAGATTTAGGTAAAAATTCTCCTAAACTACTTCCAGGAATTAAAAATTTAATTAATTTCATAATACCACTTTCTTTATTTTGACCTGGTAAAAATTCTTGTTCAACATCGTCTTCATTAGCAACACCCATATTTGCAGGTAAGCTTTGTAAATCTAAAGTTGGTAAATTTTTTGTTGAAGTTAAATTAGGTGGATAAAAATTTTGTGGAGCGTTAACAAATTGTCTTGGTTGGTAAAAATCTTGAGTAGGACTAATATCCATTTGTGGTGGATAAAAATCTTGAGTAGGACTTAAATTCATTTGAGGATAAAAATCTTGAGTAGGACTAATATCTGCTCTTGGTTGATAGAAATTTTCAGTGGGATCTTCCATGAAAACATTAGAGCTTTCATTTATCTCTGTATCTACTAAATTTCCGTTTTCGTCAAAATATATTGCCATTATCTTCTACCATCTGGTTGTGCATCTAATCTAAGTGTACCATATCTCCATGACTCACCTACTGCTGTGTTGGCTATTTGTACAGAAACTAATCTGCCTCTAGCTCTTGTATCTACCTTATCAGTCGTAGAAGTTATTGTAAAGGGTCCAAGAGGTGAGCTAACCGCTACGTCATCTGGATAACTGCTTACGAATAACGTTACTTGAGCATCACCTGTTTGGTATTTAAAATCAGGTATAAATCGTTTTACAGACATAAAGAATTCTCCATCACCTCTATAATCAGCAACCCCTGTTGCCTGACCCAAGGCGCTCTTACGTGAAGTAATATCCCAATCTCCAGATCTAATAAATGCATTAATAGAAGTTGTGCCTGTGCTGTTAACTTGATCGGTTCCTACTTCATGAGCATAGTAAATACTAGCTCCATATAAATTTGTAATACCTAATATATCTGGGAATACAGGTGTAGCTGTTTTAGTATAATCTGTTGCATATGGAGCATTAAATACCCCTTGATCTTGATATGTAGTTCTAGCTAAAGATGAAGTTGTCCAAACATTTTCTGAGTAATTATAAGTTACACATCTATCAACTTGATCAGATCCATCTTGCGGATAGAACCAATTTATTTCTGTATATAAAGTATTAGGTGAAGAATAAATAACATCTCTTGAATCTAAATTAATACCTAGATTATCTCCATCTGTACTAAATACAAAATCCTCTACAAGTGATGGTAATGATTTAACTGTACCATCATAAGCAAAAAAACCACCTTCCGCTGACATCCACCATACAGCACCATTTGCATAAGACATAGCATGTTGACCAATACATCCACAGTTGGTACCAACTTGTCTAACGGAAAAAGTAAAAGGTGGACCAACAAATTGAATTACATAAGCTGCAACATCTGTTGATACAAAAATATAATCCTTACCTTGTATAGCTGCTCTAATTTCATTACCACTGTCTAATCTAAATGTACCAGCCGTATTAGTAGCAGTAGGTGTATATGTATTTAAATCTTCTTGGTTAGAAAATCTTACAAACATAGGATCTTGTGTTGCAGCGTTACCTATGGTTGTCTCTGTCCCAAAGTGAAATAAATGTCTATCTCTATCTGATACAATAGAAATTCTAGTAGCCGTTGGATTGTTTGTCGTGTTAAAATTGGCTGTTGATTGTGAAGCTCTGTTACCTCTAGGAGAGGATGCTCCAGCATCCCATGTAAAAGTTTTACCATTAAATATTGTAGCAACTAATACTTCACCAAAGTTATCAAGACTCCAGTTTCCTGGATCCAGAGTCACGTTACTTATTGTTCGTTCCGTTCCCCAAGTGCCATCGTTCCATAGATAAGTTCCCCAACCATAACCACTTGTCTGAGTAGTTGGTCCAACTTCAACATAAGGATTAACAGTCGCTGCACCTACTGCAGTCATACCAGATCCTCCTTCAGCTCTTACAGCTTGCACTGTAAATTTATCTACATCCGGAACAGTTAAAATTTCATAGACCACTTCTAATTCTGCAGGTGTAAAATCTGATGCACCTGTAACAGTTACACTTGATAGAGTCACATATCTTCCAACAGCTAAACCATGAGATCCTTTATTAATTTGTAAAACATTTGAACTAGTAACAGTTGTTAATGTACATCCTGTAATAGCTGTATCTAATGGAGTAATGTCAAAAAAATCATTACCATAATATAAAAACAAACCTTGAGACGTTCCAATAGCTGTGTATTTTTCTCCTGCAAAAGAAGTAAAAGCGTGTTGTTTTCTAGCTGCTCCTGGTAAAGTTTTTGAGGCAGCTGTTAATTGACTCCAACCACCTATCTTTTCAGGCAATCCATATCTAAATCTAACAAAATCACCATCTGTCCATTGACCTTCGGCCCCTGATTCGGTGTCTTGTTTGTTAAATCCAGGCTTGAAATTTAATTTTTGTAGCATATAATGGATTATATAATAGTTTTTTAAAGAAGGAAAGATGCAAAATGATTAGTTTGCTTACTAAAAATAACCCAATAAGTGAAGAAAAAAATAGTCTAAGTATTACTTATCCTAGAACGGTTAATATAATATTTGGTAATTATCCTTATCCAGAAATAATTCATAACCTCCTTATGGAGGTTAAATCTAATTTAGATCCTGAAATGAAAAATTATACCAACGTTAAGGGAGGCATGACCGATTGGCTTTATTTTTTAGATAAACCTTATTTTGTAAATTTTATGACTTACTTAATAAACAAACATCAACTTACTCATAGTGAAATGTTTACACATTTTTTTGAAAAAAGAACAGTGCAAGAGGCTTGGGGAACTGAAATAAAAAAAGGAGACAGTTTACAATATCATACACATCCATGCATTCATGGTATATTATATTTAACCAAAGGATCAGATTTGATTTGTCCAGAATTAAATTTAAAAATAACTCCAGAGCCAGGAGATTATTATGTATTTCCACCTCAAATACTACACGGTTTTGATGAATCTCCATCAGAAAATAGTAGATATAGTTTAGTATTTAATATCACAGAAAACAAATATTTTGAATACAATAAAAAATTAAGCAATGGAAAATCATAAAACAGTTAATATTTCCAATTTTATTGGAGTATACGATAATTACATTACTGAAGAAGAATGTAATAAAGCTATAGCAGTATTTGAAAATCAAGATAAATTTAATAAAACTGTAAATAGAATTGGTGGTGAAAACTCTTCAATTTTACAAAAACAGGATCAACAATATTTTGCTGGTGGTCATAATATAGAAGTATGGTGGGAAGACTTAAAAACCATGATGGTGAATTATGAATTAGCTTGGAATCACTACATAAAAAATACAGGAGCAGAGGATGCATATGGAAATTTCAACCTTACTCAATTAAAAATTCAAAAAACTTTACCTACTGAAGGATATCATGTTTGGCATATTGAACATAATAAAGGATTTGATAATGAAGCTAGAGCTTTTGTTTTTTCTATTTATTTAAATGATGTAGAAGAAGGTGGAGAAACAGAATTTTTACATTTTTCAAAAAGAGTAAAACCTAAAAAAGGTAGAATAGTAATTTGGCCTGCTGCATTTCCTTATTTGCACAGAGGCAATCCACCGTTGTCTGGTGAAAAATATATTATAACATCTTGGATGATGTTAAGATAAATGAATATCACTGAATATATAGTTGAAATAAAAAAAATTGTAGATCCAAATTTAATTAAAAAAATAATTCCTTTAGCAAAACACAAAATTAAAGAAAATTTACATGTAAGCAAAGGGATAAATAAAAATGTTAGAGATGTAAAAGGATATAATTTAAATTTAGATACGCCAACTAATTTATTTTATTGGAATTTAATAAAACAAGAAATAGAAAGACTATATAATTATTATAAAATAAAATTTCCCCAGATGACTAGTTACAAAATAAATCAAATAGATTTATTAAAATATTCAATTGGTGGAAAATATGAAGTTCACACAGATCATTTTACTAATTCATCAAGACATTTAAGCGTAATTATGAATTTAAATGATGATTATGAAGGTGGAGATTTAATATTTACAGATCAAAAAGAAAAAGAAATTAAGAGATTAAAATTAGAAAAAGGATCTATAGTATTTTTTCCAAGTAATTTTATGTATCCACATAGTATTCAGCCAGTCACCAAAGGAACACGATATAGCATAGTCGCATGGCTTCAATAAAACATAAACTAATAAAAAATTTTTTTAAAAAAGAAGAATTAGATATTCTTCAAAAGTATTGTTACAATAAACTAGATCAAAATAAAGATTATTTAATAGACAATCAATCTTTTTCACCCGCTTGGTATTATGATCCTTTAATGACTGCTTTATTAGATATTAAATTATCTAAAGTTGAAGAAGAATCTAATTTAAAATTATTTCCAACATACACTTATTGGAGATATTATGTATTTGGAGCTACATTATCTAATCATGTAGATAGACCCTCTTGTGAAATATCTATAACTGCTTGTATAAAAAAATATGATAATTGGCCTTTAACTATAGAAAAAGAAACAATTGAATTAGAAGAAGGAGACGCTTTATTGTATGCAGGTTGCGATCACAAACATGGAAGACCTGGTATTTATAAAGGAGAAGGAATGGCTCAAGTATTTTTTCATTATGTAAATAAAAATGGATACTTTAAAGATCATGCATATGATAATTATTTAAAAAAAACAGGTAATATTTCTTCTGATGAAGATTTAAAAATTTTAAAAACTATGAGGAGTAAGAAGTAGGTCTTGCACCTAGTCTAGCGATTTTGTCATCTGCAGTTTCATCTGCAACATTATTAATATCCCAATCAATTTGTAATTGATTTAAATGAGCTGAATCCCATCTAGTAGTAAAGTCTGTAAAGTCACCTAAGCTTGCATCTTCCCAGCTAGAATGAGGAGTATCATCTTGGTATTCTACAGTGTCACTTGGATTAGATGTTCCATATTGAATAGCCCAAATGTTTGAAAACTTACCTTGTGCCCAAAAAGAATCATCAGAGATAACATATCCAATTCCTTCCGAAGCACCTTCAGCATGATTTTTAATTATCATCTTGTCTTGAAATACTACTGTCCATTGTGCGTTTGTTGCCATAATTTCTCCTATGTCTTAATAATATAAATAACTGTTAAATAAGGTTGTAAAACTGATGTTGCATCTCCTGAAAAAGTTGCACTCATATTGTGAGAGTGACCTTGACCAGATCCTGTGTTACCTGTGTTATTAGGTGCTGGATTTACTCCACCTGAAGATTGAACTATTTGCATAGACATTCCACCAGGGTTACTAGTTGTAATACCAGTTTGGTGACTGTGTGATGCTAATTGCGCTGTTGATAAAGTAGCATTTGCTGTAGAGCCCCCAACGTTTCCAGTTGAAGTAACTGTGTTTGCTCCACCAGTTGATGCTAAAGCTTTATTATTAGATTTTCCAACTGCAACATTGTTTTGTAAATCTGGTACGTTAAAAGTTGATGAACCATTACCTGCACCGTAAGTTGTTCCTACAATTGCAAATAACGCTGAGTAAGTGCTTCTTGATACTGCTTGACCATTACATTCTAAGAAACCTGTTGGCACTGATGCAGAAGACCACGGCACAATAGTCGCTGTAGGAATTCCCTCGATACCTGTAAGGTTTGCTCCTGAAAAATCGTATTTTGTTGCTTCGTAATTTGACATATTATTTCTCCGTG